ACGAACCGACCCCGGTCTAGTTACTGAAAGACTTGTAGCACCTAACCTCATTAGCTAAGCTCCGTCAATTCAAGAACGCCGTCAGTCGTTGCGTCCCGAATAACAGCAATGTTTGCTTTATCAGTAATAGAAAAGTCAAGCCGCTCACCATCAGCAATAAAGTGAGAGGTAGTGGCGTTAGCAGTTTGACTACCTTGACCAATAGCAAATCGAATGTCAGCACCTACAGCACGCATAGAAATACGGAATACACCGGCAGTAAGTGCAGTGTTAGAAGATGTAGAGCCTGCTGTAAGTTGACGTGCAACACTAGGCTTGCCGAGAATTTCAACGTTTTGGGTATAATTAAGAGACATAATAATTAAGAAGGTTCAGTAGGCCAGGTGACGTTGTGAGGAAATCCGTCAGTAGACGGAAGATCCCGAAGGGCTGTGCGATAAGTAGCCCAAACAGTTGCATCAGCAGAGCTGTCAGCTAGTTGGGTCCAGTCAGTATCAGCAAGCTTTTTGTTGCGCTCCGTGCGGACACGTTCTGCAACCTCTGCATCAATACGAGCACGATAAGCGGCTTCGTTATCAGCAGCAGTAGTTACGTTTCCGTCTTCGTCAGTGGTGTCGGTAAAGACCGGACCAGCGACAAAACGGGTAAACCATTGACCGTTGATTTCTTCAACGCCGTCACGGGTGCTGACACCATAAGGAGCAGTTACAGTTGCCGCTGCACCATTCAGTACAACGTCATAGCCATAGCTGTCGAAAATGTCAGCAGTAATGTTCTTGGGAAAGCTTGTATTGGGGTAACTCGCCTTAAATTGGCTAACGGTGGTTACGGCACCAGTTTCACGATTTCTAATTTCCATATTTAAGCGATTGCGAAAAAGATGTAGGTGCCGCCACTAGCGTTAAGCTGCGTAGTAGTAGACCCATTAACTGTAAAACCTGCATTTAAGGGATCAATATAATCTGTATTAATCTCAGCACCATTATTATCAAAGCGCAAGTAGGGGTCATTACCACCACTATTAATGCCACGGGTTGAATCCCAAACAAACCAAGATCCTGTATCATCTGTACGTTTTATCATGACAAAACGAGCACCTGCTGTAAATCCACAATCAACATTAATGTCAGAACCTGTGCCGGTATAGCTGCCGACTTTACTGATGCCAGGAAGGGTGGCAAAGAGGTAGGCGATGTAATTGGTTCCAGTGTAGTTTGTACCATCCCAAGCAGCGTTACCCAAATAGAACTCAGTTGAAGTTGGTTCGGTGCTATTCCACGCGAGACTTCCACTTGTACTTCGATCTTGATTTGTATTAAGACGGATAAAATTCGCAGCAGTCAGGGATGAATGATAACAATTCCAGTCAGAAGTGTTACTGTTTCGTGCTTTTGTAATGATAAATTCAGGTGTTACACCAAGATTATGGGCAATAGATTGATTGGTAACCCCTCCCGTATAAGTCACCACGTCGAAGAAGCCTGGGGCACGGCGGAACTGCCAAGCTACAGGAGTGTTGCCAAAAGCGGAAACTGGAAGTCTTATCTTGCCACCTGCACCGTCCCATTTAAAGTAGTCAGGCGTACTCTCTGCAGCGGTGCTAGAAGTGTCCAGCCATTTATCAGTAAGCCTTGCCTCAATGTAATTAGTCAGTAACGTGGTTCTTGCCGTCGCAATTAAAAGGTCTGGGGCAAAGTCACATGGAATTTCAGAATTTAGGGCAAACGAGGATGCAGTCTGCACGTTAAAAACATCCGTCCCAGCCTCGGGCGGCTTATGCGGACGGCGGATTGCGATGTAAATCCAGTCAGCACTAGATCCTCCTAAATCTTCATCAAAAGCAAATCCATTTTCATAAACCCAAAAACGGAAAGATGCAGCTTCGGAGTCAGCTTTGTTTGGAACTAGTTGAGGGTCGTTATTGCCATCATTACTCATACCTCTCATGGTGTCATAAAGATACCAATCACTAGTAGAGTTAGTACGTTTAATTAAAACAAACTGTGGCTCAAAACCAGTATTAACTTCGATGGTGTTGCTGTTTAAGACACCACCGCCATTAAAACTCCCGCAGTGAATAATCGCCTCGTCGCTATTCGTGCCAAACGATTGATCGTTGTGGGCAAAGATATAGGCGACGTAGGAGGCACCAGAAGCATTTACGGCTAGGAATGGTACAAATTCAGTACTTGTAGGGACTGCTTGAAGCGCACGATATGTGCTGGTGCCGGCGTTGGTATAATTTAAAGCTAAACCTTCACTTGGCGCAAATTCATGACCAACATGGTACACGTGCCAAGCAAAAGATTGATCTGTTCTTTTAATAATAATGCAACCCGGAACACTACCTAGATTATGTGAAATATTCTGAGTACTACCTGTACCCGTATAAGTCACCACATCAAAGAACCCCGGCGCTTTGCGGAAGGTCCAGGAGGCGTAATCAGTTCCGGAAGCATTCACATATCCATAACTACTATCAGTGCCAAGATCAAAACCGTTGACATTAAAACCCGTTAGTGTACCGGTAGCATTAACTGAACTTTGCGTACCGTTCGTACGGAGCCATTGATTAGCGCCTCGTTCAGTGTCGTAAAGAGCGTGATCAGTGAAAGATGTACTACGTGACTTAACCCAAACCATCCCACCTTCACCGCTCAAGTTAATGCCATTCGTGATTGTTCGAGCAGATCCTGTACCTTCATACAAAAACGTGCTAAACACGTCATCGACGTACAAAACCTCTCCACCTGCTGCCCCGGCGGCTGCCAGGGCTGTTTTATTAGAAATAGGATCCATAATCAGTTCACGTAATCGACAAGAGCAGCACCGCGATAGCGGGTTCCACCGTCGTCAGTTACAAAGAAGAACAGGTGGGTCTTACCAGTGGTAAGCGTGGGAGCAGTATCAGCGTTGAACTTAACGCTTGCAGGCCAAGTAACAGTGCCAGAGGTGTGAGTCAGTTCAAGGGTAAAAGAACCAACAGTACCGCTTGCAGGAGGGTTAGAGAAGGTAAACGTAGAGTTAGCGTTAATAGTCTTAGTGAAGTAGTTACCAGTGCTCAGATCAATGTCCAGAGCAGCGACAGCTTCAGCAGCTTGTTCGTAAGCACCATCAATACTGACACCAGCGTTAAAAGTTTGCTCAGCGGTAAAGGTGTTAGCAGTACCAGTAGAAATACCAGCATTAGTATCTACATACGCTTTAGTCGCAGCATCAGTACCTGCAGTAGGTGTACCAAGATTAACAATTTTATTAGTCAGTGCATCCAGTTGACCACCAAGTTCAGGTGTTGTGTCAGTTACAACGTCAAAGGCATAAGAACCTGCACTGAAATTGATAAATCCAGTACGTTGATCAACCTCAAAGAAGTCGCCAATCTTAAACTTACCGTTTTGATCAGTAATAGCAGTCCAAACTTTACCACCGTTACTTTCAACAATTTGCTTAGAATCGTCAGGTACACCACCATTCTCAGGCAAGGCTCTGTAATCAGTACCACTACCAACATACTCCATCGTATGACCACTAGAAGCAATCATAGAACGAAGGAAGAACGACACATCAGCACCATCAGCAACTGCACCGTCTAGACCAAGGTTATCGCTTCTAAGGTTAGGGTTTGGACGGCTAATAGTTACAGTCCAACCACTACCATTAGCAGTAGAAGATAAAACAGGATAAGTGATACTATTCACAGTCACCATCATGTTGCCTTGTGGTCGTGTAGCTGAACCATGCCAGCCAGAGCCAGCGGTAGGTGCATCAATGTTAAACGTAGTAGCACCATCACTTGCAGCACCGTCTACCGTAGAAGTAAAGATAGCAGTAGTAGATTTACCGTCAGCAACCAGCGATTCATCACCAAAGTCAGTAGTAGAAGCAGCAAGGTTTGCTTGACCACCATTTAAAGTTTTGATGTGGTACCGGTTAAAGAATGCATAAGAGCTAGTAGCCTGACAATAACCGTTGTTAGTGACAAGAATACCAGGACCATTTAGACCAACGTGGGTGTAGCTGTCGCAAACCATAGACCGCAAAGGACTATTAGAAGCAACAGCAGAACCATCGACCAACAAACCACCACCAGTTGGTGCTGAGTCAGTATCACCAGCCAAACCACCGGCAGGTGTAATCACGTTAATGTTGCTATTGTCAATCTCCGAATCAGAGAAGTTAGTACAATTCTGGATGTACGGAGACTTTTTAATAACAGCATTTGGATAGAATGCAATGTTCCAACCTTGGTTAACAGGCAGAACAGCGTCCACAGTATTACCCAAAGAACCGCTAGCCTTCATACCAGTAAAGGTCAGGTTTTGGATGTAAGAACCGCTATTAACACGGAACATTACACTTTCTTCTGTAGCAACTGTAGGGTGTACAATGCAGCTACGAAGTGAGGTACCAACAATAGAAACGTTAGCTTTTTCAATATCAATAGGACATGCTTCCTGGTAAACACCAGGTGCCACTACAACAATACTACCATCACCATAGGTAGCATCATTATTAATTTGTTGAATAGCTGCTTTGATTGTTTGCTTAGGTGTACTGATACGGTGACCATCAGCGTTGTCATCACCAGCAGTTGCGTCTACATAAACAACCTTGGGTTGATTAGTAAACGTACCACCAGAAGCAACACCTAGCCAAGCACTACCATTCCAAATCGACAATGTTTTATCATCATCGTTTTGCAACCAGGTTTTACCGATTGGGTAGGTACCAGAAGGTGTAGAAGTTTGGACAATAGTTGAATAATCAGTGTCAAACTTTTGTTCTTGAGCACCAATACTAGCAATCTTTTGATCCTTAGTAGATGAATCTGTAGGCCAGGTGTCAGCCACATAGATTACATCGTCATACTTGTTCCAGTAATAATTTTCCAAGAATGTATAGATCTCATCAGGTACATCCTGACAAGTAGCTTCTTGGATAGCATAACGCAACTGCTCAAAGTTTTTGTTCAGGTCATCAGACCGGATGGCTGAACCAGGATTAAACAGAGCACGAATGTCGTCAACCTTAGTAATCCGGCGGATCCTAACGTTGTCAACAGTAGGTTCACCAGGATCTGTAGGAGTAGTAGGGGATGGTGGAGCAGTCCCCGTAAACTCTACAATCGTTGGGTTGGCATCAGTAATCTGCCAAGGGTAGGTGGCATCTGTCGTAAGTTTTTCGTCGTATTCTTTTGTAGCCGCGTTCCAAAAATAAACGTGGATTTCAGATTTAAAAATGTACGGGAAGTCAAAAGAAAATTGTGTCTTTGTCCCGTTTCCAGCTTGAATTGTTTGTACGTCAGTGCACGCCATGTTGTTTAATAACGATTAGTTGGGATAGGCATGATGCCTTGTTCAGCACGCTGATCATTCATCTTCTTAAGCATAATACGTTGCTCAATAGCATCACGTATTGGGGGCTCAAGATTAAAGAAAGCTCTTTCTTCTGCTTGTTTTTGTGCGTCACGGATCATCATGTGAATTTGATCGTATTTGCCAATAGGCACCTCTTCGGAACCAATAAATTGACGACGCATTGTTTTCAACTCTTTAATGGTATTACGGGCTTCAGCAGTCTTTGCAATTCTATTAAGTTCTTGCCTAAAAATACCCATCCTACCCATTTCAGCATTCAGGGCATTACGTTCGTCTGCTGTAAGATCAACACCATTGCGTTTTTTAAATGCAGAAGATACATCATATTCAATATCATACAAGAACTTCTCTTCCTTAGTCATTGCTGGATGAATTTTCATAGGAGAGTAAGCATTGTAGACACGTTGCAGGAAGCTGTATTTGTTAGGAGCTTCACCGCTAATAGGACTAACAATAGTAGGTAATCGGTTTGTCTTATCAACTAGACCAACTGCACGGTTACGGTCAAACAGAATTTCAACAATATCATTGTTTAGATCTTTCAAACCACCATCAAGTATTTTACCGAGTTCATTACGAGCACCAGCAAGGGGTCCAAGAGAGTTGATTTGACCCGCAGCCCAACGATTCATAGCAAATTCGTTGCCGCTAAAAACCTCTACTAAAGGACGAAGAGCAGACAAACCGGCTTGATCTGTTAAAGCAGCTGACAAAACAAAAGCAGCTTTAGGGAAAAGGTTTTCAATAGCGCTTTCACCCAGCATGTCAAAATTATCAGCAATGTTAGCAACCATTGCAACCCAGTTACTCAAACCAGGACCAAGTACTTCATTGTACTCAAATCGTGTACCGTCAGGTCCGATGACTGAACGGGGTTTAAAGTTACTGTTTTTCATCCTTGCAGTATTTAGCTGACGGTCAATAGAACCATCACTAGTAACACTAAACAAACCGTCACCAAACAGTTTATCTTTGATAACACTGCCGATAACCAGAGTTGTAAAGAAAGTACCAATAGCCTTACGACCAAGAGTACGGTTCTTCAAATCAATCAAAGCATTTGTCTTTGCAATTTCATCCATTTCGTCAATCTTAAATCCACGAGTAGCTAGGATGTTATCCATGGATTCAGGGTTTTCCATAAACGTTTGGATAGACGTGTATGCTAATTCATTAACATCTTTTTGGAATGAACGTAAAGGTGCAGGGATATAATCATCAGCAACACGAACCATGTTCATCATCGTTGTTGGGAACGTGAGGAATGGCGTCAGTCCAGGAAGTGTCTGCAAAAGACCGTCTACTTGCTTGCTAAGACCAGTATCAAGGTTAAGTGCAATATCAGCATTGCTATATTTAACAGCCTTGTCTTTAATAATACCATCAGCATCAAACATGCTGTTGTATTCAGCATTAGCTAGTTCTTTAATTCTAGCAGGAGTCACTGTTTCACCAAGGCGTTCTAGCTCGTCCATAGCACGGAAGCGTGCCTGAGAGTTAGCCAAGGTAGCGCCAGTCCAGGCATCAAAACCAGTGAACAAGTTAGGTACAAGGCGGAATACAGGGTCAGCAGCCATAGCTTGCATATCCTCGTATTGTTGTACAAGGAACTTAAACCCATGTCTACCTTGAGCTGCTTCTTGTTCAGCAATATAACGGTATTGGTTAATCTTTTCCTCTTGTTTAATAACAAGGTCTAGACGAGATTGACCTTTAACAGAGTTAGGATTTTGAGATGCTTTCATAAACATCTTACCGGCATAAGGTAGTGCTTTCTTCTGTGTGTCGAAGATTGCACTGTAAGCCATCCAACCACGCTGCAGTGCTTTCATGTCACCACGCGCCATAGCACCACCAAAGTATGCTACAGGCTCCGCTACAAGACCACTGAGGTTACCATAAAGTGCTCTAGCAGCAGTACCTGATGCAGACAAGAGGCTATTGAAATAATTAGAACGTACAGCCTGTGCAATAATGTTAGGTTGATCAGGATTCGGATCGTAGATAGGACGGAAGTTAGTGAAACTGTTGAGGATGTCCTCGTTCATCTTAGCGATGGTGTTAATACGACCATCACTCAGTTCATACAACTCCAAGAACGAATCTAGAATGTCAGGACGATTCTCTTGCAACCACATCCAGTTCTCAGTAAACTTCTCACTATCAGTTTGGATTTGACGAAGTGCAACAGGGTAACCTTCTTTAATTTCCTGAGCAATCTGTTCAGGGCTTTTAATAAACCCTTTAAGGTTTTCAGGAAGACGTTTTCTGGCAGATTGTACAATAGAAGAGAGTGCTTTATTTTGAGTAGTAAAGTACCTAGTAGAGCCGACCAATTGTTGCAGGAAGTTAATCTTATCTAGGATTTGCTCTTGAGCATTCTCAATAGAAATAGAACCACGATTCAAACGCATACCTTCAGCAAGGTCTGCAATTTGACCAGCCATAGACGTTGCAGTATAAGCCTGAGCACGGGCAACATCCATACCTTGATATTCTTTTACCAAGCTGTTGATAGAGCTAAGCGCATCGGTGTAACCACCTGTAGTCAGTACCTCAACACCAGCTTCGTTTTTAACGATCTGGGGGTCAAGCATCCGACGCATGTCGTCGATAGTTGCAGACGGATCAAACAATTCTAGAACAAGATTGTCACCAGCCGCTGCTACCTCATCTGCAGTTACAGTAAAGTCATCAGCAACCATGCCGACACGATCAGCTTCTTTAAGTTGTCGTGTTAGACCAATAGTAATCTCTTCTACACCACCAGGAGTCTCTGCACCATACTTAAGCGCAGGACCGCTGATAAAGTTACCAAGACGACCGTAAACAGTACCTTTGTTACCTTGGATTCGTGCAGCGTCAATACTAGCACCAACAATACCAAAGTCATCTACAGTACGGAGACCAGTCTCACGGAACTCATATAGGTCATGAACACCTTTAAGAGGGATGTTAGGATTTTCTGCTTTACTTGAGTTGTAATAACCAAGTTCATCCAGTGCTTCGTCTTGCTTAGCTTGGTATTCAAGCAAAGCTTCTTCAGGAACATCACTGGTAGGTTTAGGTTTATTAGCAGCAAGGTACTTAACAGCTTGATCACTTTCACCAACAATAACAGGTGCTTTTCTAAAAACGTTTTTTACTTCACTAACAGCATTTACAAACTTACCAGCAAATCCAACCATGGGAATCATAAATCCCATAGATAGATCTTCGTTGATGCTTTTCTGCCGTTTGATGTCAGGACCATCTCCGTCAAGAGTAGCCCAGCTGTCAGGAATAAAATCAAATTGAGGTGGTAGTGCTTTTTTAATTGCACCAGCCAAGTTGTCACCGGTCTCATAATCTTCAGCAACAGCACCAACAGCAACTGAGGCACCAGCTTCAATACCACGAGATCCGACAAACTTCATGAAAGCTGTCCGACCCAATTGGTTAATCTTAGATGATGCACCTAGCAATTGAGTTGCTGTGGTCTGTGCTTTAGCAGCTAACGCCATACCACCAGCTTGCAGTCCCAAGGTAGGGATTACAATACTGGATAGCGTACGTACAGCTGAGGCTACATTGTTTTCATATTTAGTAGCTTTGGGTACCTGAGGGATGCCGTCAGGTAGAAAGAAGTTAATAGCATCAGCCGCTGTATCAGCAAGACCTGTCATAAAGGCTGCGTCAAGTTCAGCACCTTCTTTCCTAATTTGTTCTAAATCGACGTTACCTTCTGCATCTCTATATGGACCTTCCGTAGAAGGCGTAGAAGTCTCACCTTGTGGTGCAGGTTGCGCTGCCATAGCAGCTTGTGTGGTTTGTTGCTCAAGCGCCGTAGGCTCCTCTTGAGGGGCTTCCAATCTCTGCTGGATCTCTTCGATCTGCTCATTAGAAAGTTGGGTTTGGCGCTCTTGCTCATCCAACACAAAATCCTCACCTAAGTTTGAGTATTCTGAGGGATCTTTCATCTGTATTTAGTAGAGTTAGTTAAAACTTTTTGAAGATACTCTTCGTTTTCTCGGTTGCCAGGGATAGGACCGCCATACCTTTCAATGTTACCCATACCACCGTTGTAAGCGTAAATGGCTAAATTCATGTCACCATTAAAGTAATCAATTAAATACCTAAGGTACCTAGCTGCACCATCAATAGAAGACACTGGATCATTCACATTTACACCAAATTCAGCAGCAGTAGGAGGCATAAATTGTGCCAAACCTTGTGCGCCTGAGCGGCTCACCGCTTGAGGATTAAAGGCACTTTCAGTATCAATCAAACCAGCCAAAATTTCAGGAGGAATGTTATTCTGTACGGCTGCCTGTTCAATTACAGGACCATAACCTTTAGGTACTGAAGCTACGTTAAAAGAACTACCACCCATGCTAGCACGTCGTGGAAGTTGACCAGTAAGCATAGCACTACCACGGTTAATCTGTTCAGGTACATCAGACAAGAACAGTTTGCGCATTGCAGGCGGTGCAACGTCAATTAGATCTGCAGCACTTGAGGGTGTAAGCAGCGGTTTGTTAGATCCAGATACTGCATTGTTTGCAGCACGCTGAGCATTGTACACCTCGCTTGGTTTAAGACCAAGTTTATCTGCAACACGAAGTACACCAGGCGGATACTGAATAATACCAGACAAAGAAGACTGATATGTTGCATCCATTTCATCCTGACTAGCTAGTGTATACGGTTGTTGAGCAACTGCTGCTCCACCGCTAATCAACTTTTTATCGATATAAGTGTTGCGCTCTTGTACTTCTCGGTCAGAAGTCTGAATATTAGGAAAGACCAGCCTGTTGTTTAGACCGGTCTCAAAATAAAAGGGGCTGGATTTGTCAAAAGCATTAGCTCTATCAACCATTTGGTTGACGTTTTCAAGGGCTCTAAGTGGATCATTAGTTGACTTAAGTTCTTTGAGGTATTCACTTTCAAGGCGTGCATTAACCAAAAATGTCGTTGCAC